CTTTTCGGCAGCTTCCGGATGATCCACCCACCCCTTTGGCACTTCTGCTTCATTCTCGCAGAGCTTGGTTTCAGCCTTCGCGGCCTTCTCGGTGAACTTTTCGGCAGCTTCCGGATGATCCACCCACCCCTTTGGCACTTCTGCTTCATTTTCGCAGAGCTTGCTCGCACCGTTGGGGCCATAGCGCCATGAAGGCCATGCTTGAAATTCGGGCATTCACTTTCTCCTTGGTTAAAAGCGGTCGAGAGCGCGGCCTGCCGTGTGGCCTGGGCCTGCGCGTCGGCCTGCTTGGAACTGATTATCTTCTGGTGCTCGTGCATGTCGTCCGCCCGGGCCTGCTCGCGGGCGTGACCCTCTTCCTTGAGGGCCATCTCGCGCTCGGCGAGACTCCGCTTGTGCTGGAACTGGCGCTCCTCGAGATCCATCTTGTGCCCGGCCTTCTGCTCCTCGACCTGCATCTTCGCTACCTCGGCGGCTCCACCGCCCTCGGCGTCGGCGAACTTCGCTTCCAGGGTGATCCTGGCGTTCTCCTGCTCGATACTGGCAATCTCGGACTTCGTCTTGGCGAGCTTCAACTGCGCGTCGGCGGTCTTCTGCTGCGCCTCAGCCTCGGCCACGGCTACAGTGGCTTCCAGGTTGCGCATCTCGAGCTGTGCCTTCTGCTGCGCCTCGGGGCTGTTCTGCGCGGCCTGCAGCCGCTTGACGATGTCGCTCTTGCGCTGGAGCCGGCTGTTCTCGATGAGGATGTCGTCGGGGAGCTGGATCCCAGCCTCGCGCATGGCCATGCCCTGCTCGAACTGGCTGTCCTCCAGCGTCGCCCGGAACGGCTGGCTAGTGATGATGATGCTGTACTCACCGATGGTCAGGTCGTTCACGATCTCATTGAGCGCCTCGTCGTACGCGTTGACCTCGAGGGTCTCGGGCTGCTGCAGCAGGTCGTCGTGCGTGATGTGGAGCAGCCGCGGCTCGGTGTAATACTCCTGCACGATGTCCAGGACGTTCCGGGCAACCAGGAAGTCGCTGCGCTCGAGGTTGTCCATGACCTTCGTCATGTTGATGCTGCCCCGGCTCTGCTTCGCCTGGATGGCCTTCGCAGCGACGTCCTCGCGGTCGAAACCCTGCATCGAGTCGCTGATGTTGCTGATCGTCTTAATGTGCTCCTCGGCCTTGTAGCTGAGGCGGTCCAGTCCCTGCGGCGTCGAGTTCGGCTGGATCTTCTCGGCGGCGGCGACGTCATCCAGCTCGAGGACGAGGCCGGTGGTAGCCCCTTTCTGCTCGAGCTCCTCGATCGACATGTTCTTGAGGGCGCCGGCCTTCAGTTTCCAGCCGCTGTTCGCCGTCGTGTTGACGACGTGCAGCTCCTGGCTGGAGGTCTTGTTCAGCAGTTCCTGCGGGCCAAGCAAGTTCTCGACCAGCCCAATGGTACGGCCGTACCGGAAGTACGGGAAGTACGGGACAGGAGTGAAGTGCTTGTACGGGGACCAGTCATCGTGGAGTACGACGTTGTCGGCAGTGACTGTCCAGCGTATGCGCTTGACCAGCTTTTTCGTGACGGAGACCCGACCGCGGGCCTTCTCGACGACTTGAGCGATACGGTTACGGTCCCATTCCTGTGGGATCGCGCGAGTGTCTCCGGAAGTGACGTCCACGAAGTGAAGCTGCTTGTCGAGCCGGCGGTACTGTCGCTCCAGTAAGCGTACGTTTCGTCGAATCCCGTGGGGTTCGTGCACGCCGTAGTAACCCGCAAGCGGCAATACACCGCCGAACCGGTCGCGTACACGTTCAATCGAGTCGTAACCATAAGGAAAGCTACTCCCGTCCTTGATCTTGAGGTACTCCGCGTCGTCCTCACTATAGAGTACTGCGACATCCTGCGGCGTGACCCACTTCGTGATGAAACAATCCATCCAGTGATCCGGGTCGTACTCCTCGGCGTCCGGGTCGATCACCACGTTCTTGCTGTTCAGGTTCTCGATCCGCACCTCGCCCTGCATGCTGTCGGTGAAGTCCAGGCGGATGTCGACGAATCCCCGGCTGCGGATCACGCCGTCGGCGAACAGCTCGCTCCGGGCCCACGGGAGCTGGTTGTTCTGGCTGATCTGCTTGAAAACCTTCGTCAGCGCCTCCGCCGTCTCCGCCGTCGCGCCGCTCGCGGGACGGAAAATCGTCTCGCTGCGGTTGTAAATCTGCTCGCCGAAGAGCGTGCCGAGGGTGCTAATGATCTTGTTGATCGTGAGCGCGGGGCGCTTCTGCAGCTGCAGAGCGTTCAAGTCCGCCTGCAGCCACTGATCCCCGGCGAAGAACTTCTCGCACTTGTCGGCCTTGTTGATGAACTCGAGGTGACCGCGGTCCCTGCAATACTGGAAGCGAGTCCACTGCTCGCTGGCTAGGGCGTCATTCACCGGCATGTGGAATCCTCACTTCAAGTAACTCAGCTTGTAGAGCGTCCCCGAAGTGAGGGCGCGAATCTCGTCCGCGATGTTCTCGAGGTATGTGTCTTGCGGTGACCAGCACTTCGCCGCGTACTTGTTCAGCGCCGCCATCACATCCTCCATCAAGTCCTCGGCGCTCGCCGGGGCGTGATAGGGAGTCTCGGGGAACTCGATCAGCCCGTACGCACCCGAGTACGCCTCGGCAAGACGATCCACCAGCGGGATGATCCCCTCGTAGAACTCGTTGAGTGCCACGTGAGCCGCGTACGACCTCGTCGTCAGGTGCAGCACGTGGGCTGCGGTGCGGGCGTGGAACAAAGTGAGGATCAGTCGGCCGATCATGGGGTATCCAGGCGAAGAGTTGCGCGCAACTCTAGCAGCATGTTCCACAGTGCGCAAGTCATGCGGCCATGTGCGACGCGCCGTCGTCGCCGCCTGCGATGGCGTTGAGCCTGTCCTTCCAGCTCTTGACCCGCGGCGCCGGCGCCGGTTTCGGCGCACCCCGGGTCAGCGTGAGCCGCACGCACCACGCCGTGGCGTCGACCTGATCGTCGTGCTTCCCGGCGGGGAACACCATCAGCTCGCGCACATACGCCTCGGTCCAGGGCTGGTCCTTCCGGACGTAGACCTTCCCCAGCTGCATGCGGCCCTTGAGCGGGTTCGCCCGAACCAGCTTGTCTGTCAGGGGCTGCAGCACCTCAAACGTCGTGTAGTGCTGGCGCTCGATGCAGCGCTTCTCATACTGACTCCTCATGGTCTTCCAGATCTGCCCGTCCTCGAACCCGAGGAGGTCTGCCTTCCAGGCGATGCTCTGGTCGATGATGTGCTCCACGATCGCGTTCCCGTCGTCGCTCTTGAAGCGCATGATGTGGAGCACGTACAGGTTGTCGTGCTCGTCCTGTCCGATGGTGCAGCACACGTTGTAGTCGCTCTGGGCGTTCTCGGTGATGGCGAAGTCCCACGCCTGATATACGTGCATGTGCCGGCGCTGAGGCGGGTGCACGTAGTAGCGCACCATCTCCTTCGTGAAATACACCCCGTCGTCCGGCGTGGGATTCTGCTGGTACAGCGCGTTCCAAATCCGCTTCTGTCCGCTGGCCACGAGATTCCGCTTGATCCGCAGCATGGCCTCGGTGCTGTACCGGGCCGGGTGGATCGCCGTGCCGTGGAGGCGCGTCAGCACTGCGCCCTCGGGGACTGGGCTGCTGGGCCCGAACTGCTGGATGGTGTCGTCGAGGAGCAGGTACTCGTCCCCTTCCTCGTTGATCGCGGGGTAGCACACGATCTCGAACTTGTCGCCCTCGCCGCTCGCCATGACCTGCTGAATCTTCCCGGCCCAGTCGTCCTCGTTCCAGTGCGTCATGATCCCCAACACGCCACCGCCGGGGGCGAGCCGGGTGTAGGCTGTCGACGTGTACCACTCCCACGTGTTCTCCCTGATCGTCGGGCTGTCCGCCGCCTCGATGTCCTTCACGAGGTCGTCCAGGAGGAGGATGTGCGCGCCGCGACCCGTGATGCCGGTACCGACGCCGGCGGCGAGATACCCGCCCCCGATGGTGGTGTTCCAGTTCTCGACGCTCTGCGATGAGGGGTCCAGGCGCATGCCGGGGAACAGCACCTGATACGCCGGGTCGCGGATCAAGTCCCGGATGTAGCGGCTGAACGAGAGCGTCAGGCTCGATGTGTGGCTCGCCGCGATGATTTCCCACTCCGGGTGCTGCCCCAGCACCCACGCCGGGAAGTGCCGGCTGCCCAGCTCGCTCTTCCCGCTCCGTGGGGGCATCATGAGCAGCATCCGAGGCTCTTCCCCGTTCTCCACGGCCCGCACGAAGCGCTCGAGCCGCCTGCAGATGTCCTCGTGAACCCAGCCGGCGGTGTATTTCGCCCGGAAGCGCTTCACGAACGGTAAAAACCGCCTGCGGCACAGGGTACGCGCCGCCATCTCTCGTTCCGGGTCCGCTGAAGCGGCCTGCGCGTCGAAAACCGGCGCCTCATACGGCAACTCGTACGCCTCATCGACGATTTTCTGCTTCTCGGGCGTCGACGCACGTGGTGTGGGCGGTGGAGGCGGTGGAGACGGCTTCGGGAGGTCCGTTTTTCGCGGTCTGACCTCTATTTTCGGGTATTTCGGAGGAGGTTCTGGCGGGCTGATCCCTTCGGCGATACAGAACGGGCACTGTCCATGCGTATTCAGTGTGCTGGAGAGGCGTTCGATACCGCACGACGAGCACGCTGCGAAGTCAGTTAACACGTGTGCTCTCTCCGTTCAGCACCGTTACACGTCCTTCGGCGATTTCGAGCAGTTCTTCGTCCGTCATCGCCTCATATTTACTCTGCAGCCGCTGCTGACCGACCGACAGCTCCACTTTCTTCACCTCGGGCGCGTAGTGACCCAGGATTTTACCGACTTCGGACCAGCCCTTGATCATGGCCGTCGGGTCTGCGTTCATTCTGGCGATCTGAATTGCGTCCATGATGCCGTCGATCACGTCAGCACGCGAAATCTGAGCCGCACTTGACAGCTCACTACGGGCGGCACGCAGCGCTTCTTGCACGGCGACGGCTTTTACACGGCCTTCCCCGTTACGTGCCGGGGACGCGTAACCGGCCTCGGACGCGGCGGTAATTGGATCTTTCCCTTCCAGGGTTGCGTCGACCAATTTGGCCTGCTTGCCCGACAGGATGATTGACGACTTTCGTTTCTCGGCCACACAAGCCTCGCTATAGCGAAAATTTTAAAAAAAATTTTAGACGGGGGTAGGGGTATTTGCAAGGAATTCCATGTGGGTATGACACTCCCATACTGATTTTTGAAAAAATTTTGGGACTTTAAAAATTTCGAAACTTTAAAAATCGGTGGATTTAGGTGCGGGGCACCCCATCCCTATCAATCCCTTTGATAGGGTCACTTCGGATTCGTGTTCTGGGTCACGAATAAGGAGTCTCTTTCC